AATTATGACAAAATTGTTTCAAGTAAAAATTAGAGCTTATGGCCACATGGCTGATTTTAACATTGAAGCAGAAGATAGTGCAGAAAGTATAGAACAAGCTATCCTTGACAAAATAGGAAAAAAAGGTATATTACTTAAAGACAGCATGCGATCTTTTTCTAAAGATAAATGCTGGATAACCTATGAGGAGGTTGTAGATGATATCAGTTCAAGACCTTTACAAGAAGAAAAGGTTGTTAGAACTTGATTGGGAGCAACACTACATTCAAGAGGGTAAATACACTCTTGATATGGTTAGGATTGACGAAAAGATAAAAGACGTCATTAACCAGATTAAAATGTCTGAAGCTGAAATGGCTTTTAGACAAATTAAAGTAGAATTAGCTGCTCCTGAGTTTTCTGTAGCTAGTTAAAAACTAGCTATTTATATCCGAAAAGTAGTTTTTCGATGCAGGTATCCCTTGCGCTATTTAATAAATTCAGTTATATTTAAGTTACTATACATTAACTTTCCATTATCGACGCGTATAGTCGACGGCCTAGAGACGATATTGGAATAACTAGGAGAACATACTTATGGCAAATACGACGTTTACAGGACCAGTGGTATCAATCGGTGGATTAATCGGTGGACCAAATCCTAATGCTCAAGCAACAAGAGAAAATGACACAGAACAAGGTGGAAGCGTAGCTTTTTCAGTAACTAACGTTACAACACTTACTATTTCATCTGGATCACAATCAGGAACTAAATTACTTGCAACTGAAAACAAAGCTGCAATGGTGTTTGTAAATAATCTTACAGCATCTAACGTATCTGGTTATGCATTTTCAAACGGAACAACTTGGAAACAATTAAACTCTCCAGGTACTGACGTTGTTGGTGGATAATAATTAATTTTTAAGGAGCTCTTACGAGCTCCTTAATACAAGGAGAAAAAAATGGGTTCATATAAAGGTGATATACAAGCAACTAGATTTACAGCAACTACTTCTACTGCAATTGTTGCTCCTCCAGTAAGACTGAGAGGAATTATTATTGCATCAAATAGTTCTGGTGTTGGAATTGTAAAATTAACAACTACAAGTGTAGCTGGATCAAATTTATTTACAGCTGATGTACCAACTGGAGATGTTATTAATTTTAGTTTTCCTGAAGATGGAATTTTATTTCCAAAAGGAATTTATATTTCAACATTAACAAATGTTGCGGCAGTTACTTTATTAACAGATAAATATTCTGGTCCAGGTTTAACACCATAAGGAGAAGTTAGATGGCTAACACTACTTCTGGAACTACTACTTTTGAAAAGACCTTTTATATAGATAAAATTATAGAAGAGGCTTACGAAAGAATTGGTATGTCCGCTCCAAGAACTGGACAAGATTTAGAATCTACAAGAAGATCTCTAAATATAATGTTTCAGGAATGGGCAAACAGAGGTCTTCATTATTGGGAAGTAGCAAGTAATACTATTTCCATGGTTAATGGCCAAAGCACTTATACTATTTATAGATCAGCTGGAGATGGTACTTCAGATGGTACATTTAGTTATTTAGATGGTGCTATTACTGCATCTGCTACAACAATTACATTAGATTCAGTTTGGCAATTCCCTGAAACCGGCACCCTGCTTATTGGTTCAGAGCAAATAAATTACACAGGTACAGATACAGCTTCCATGACTATTACAGGATGTACAAGAGGAGCTAATGGTACAACTGCTGCAATTCATGCAGATAATACTGCTGTGTATGATTACAATTCTATCACTTACGGACCAGATGATATTTTAGAAATGGTTTATAGAAACACAGAACAAGTTCCTGTCGTTGATTTTCCACTTACAAAAATTAATAGATCAGCATATAGCGGACTATCTTCTAAATTTGCAACAGGTCAACCTACACAATATTACGTTCAAAGATTTATAGATAAAATTACAATCACTTTATATTTAACACCAGGAACAGATCAGGTGAATAATGTTATTCAATATTACTATGCAAAAAGAATTCAAGATGTTGGGTCTTATACAAATGCAACAGATGTTCCATATAGATTTGTTCCGTGCATGTGCGCGGGACTTGCTTATTATGTATCATTAAAACTTGCTCCACAAAGAACACAAGAATTAAAATTATTATACGAAGATGAATTAACTAGAGCATTAGAGACTGATGGATCTTCATCAAGTTCATTTATAACACCAAAAACTTATTATCCAAATGTCTAATTTATCTAGAGGAAAATATTCTTACATGATTTCTGACCGATCTGGTCAGAGATTTCCATATCAAGAAATGGTACAAGAATGGAATGGATCATGGGTTCACACTTCAGAATATGAACCAAAACAACCTCAATTAGAACCAAAACCAACTACAGCTGATCCACAGGGTTTAAGATATGCACATCCTGATAGAATAGAACCACCAGTAATTGTAGCTTTAACTTTAAATCCTTTTTCAACTACAAAATATGCTGGCAACACTTATATAAATGTATTTTCACAAAATCATGGAAGATCAACCGGTAATATTGTAAGATTTAGAGGCCCGCCGCAAGTTAACACTATTGGTATACCTTCTAGAGAAGACTCATTTGATTCAGTTCCATCGTTTGATGGAGTTACAGATATTTCAAATGCAAATGGTTTTACAATTACAGTTGGAAAAATTGATTCATTAGGTATTGTAAGTGATACATTGAATTATTTTTATTTCCAGAGTACAGATACAGCAACAACAGGAAATGTAGCTGGTGGCGGGGCACAATGTTCTGCAGGTCCAGTAACTTTACAGGCTTAATATGACATATTCAGAATTAGTTACAAAAATAAGAAATTACACAGAAGTTGACTCCAATGTATTTACATCAACTATTATAGATGGATTTATACAAGACGCTGAATTTAGAATTTTAAGAGATGTTGATTCTGATAATAATAGAAAATATGCAACATCTTCTGTTGTTATAACTCAAAAATATTTTACAGTTCCGGATAACTGTTTAATTATTAGATCTGTACAAGTATTTAATACTGATGGAAGTATATCTTTTTTAGATGTTAGAGATATGACATTTATTAATGAATATAATCAAAGTAATACAACAGGAATACCTAAATATTATGCTAACTGGGATGAAAATACAGTAATAGTAGCACCTACTCCAGATCAAGCTTATACTATACAAGCAAATTATATCTTGAAACCAACTGGATTATCGGCTACAACTGCCAACACATATTTAAGTCAACAGTTTCCCAATGGCTTATTGTATGCTTGCCTAGTAGAGGCGTATGGGTTCTTAAAGGGTCCACAAGATATGTTGCAATATTATGAAAATAGGTATAAGCAAGCTATCGAAGGATTCTCATTAGAACAAATGGGAAGAAGACGAACTGATGAGTTTCTAGATGGAGAGCCTCGTATAGTTCGTAAACCACAATAAGGAGAAACAAATATGGCTATTACACAAGCGTTACCAAATAGTTTTAAAAAACAACTATTAGACGGTGATCAAGATTTTTCAACTGCGGGTGCTGGTGGTGATAAGTTCAAGTTAGCTCTTTATGTATCAACTGCAACATTAGGTGCAGCAACAACTTCTTACACATCAAGTGGTGAAGTAAGTTCTTCTGGAACTAATTACACAGCGACTGGATTACCTTTGGTAAATTCTGGAACATCAGTTGTATCAACTGTTGCTTTCACAGATTTTGCTGATTTATCTTTTCAGAACGTTACATTGACTGCAAGAGGTGCATTGATATATAATACATCGTTTAGCAATGCTGCAGTTGCAGTATTAAACTTTGTAACAGATAAAACAGCTACAGCAGGAACATTCACTATTCAATTCCCAGCGTTTACAAGTACAGCAGCTATTATCAGAATCTCTTAATAGGAGTACTCTGGCATGGCCAATTCAGCTTGGGGCGAATTAAACTGGAGTGCAGGAACCTTTGGTGGACAAAATGATGTCACTGTTTTAATAACAGGCGAAGAATTAATTCATGTTCTTGAAAGTAATATTGGAATTTCCGCAGGAGGTTCTGTTCAAGTCCCTGCATCTGAAGAAACACAATTACTTTTAAGTTATAATGCAAACTCTATTTCTTTTACAATTGATGGAAGTGCATCTCCT